GATATGTACCTATCTCCAACCGTTGCTGGTAGGAAAGGTAAGGTTATCTTCATTACAACACCCGAAGGAAGAAATTGGATATACGATTTATACAAGCTGGGCGAAGAAGACAATGAATGGGAAAGCCACTCCTCACCATCGTGGATAAATCAACATGAATTTCCTCTAGGCAAAGATGACCCAGCTATCCTTGAACGTAAAAGAAATATGTCAAAAGAACTATTTGGTCAGGAATTTGGTGCTGAATTTTCAGTATTTCAAGGTAAGGTTTGGGATTTTAATAGGGAGCAGGATGTGGGCGATTATCCCTATGACTCGAATCTTCCTACTTATTGCTCGATAGATTTTGGGTATAGAATGCCAGCCGTGCTATTTATACAAACAGAATGGGTTGGCAATATTGAGCATATACGAATTTTTGATTCTATTTTACACAAGGACAATATCAAGACCGAGGATTTAATCAAAATGATTAAGATAAAAGGCTATCCTATCACTTCATATTATGGCGACCCTGCTGGGAGTAGTGTCCAAGGTCAAAGTGGAGCTGGCGATATGGAGATTTTTAGACGAAGTGGTATAAGAATCCTTTGCATGAGAGATAGATTAAGTCGTAATATAACATCTAGCGTCTCATATACAAGAGGATTCTTCTCTAGTGCCGATGGTACACGGAGAGTTCATGTGGATAAGAAATGCACAGAAGTTATTAAAGATTTTGAAGAATACCGATACCCAGAAACGGGAGACGGCAAACCTATCAAAGAAGAACCAATAAAAGACGGGTATCACGACCATGGGAATGATGCTTTTCGGTATTTTATATTAAATAGATTTCCCATGAAGAATAAAACAATGAAAAGGATTCAAAGATGATTAATCAGTTAATTAGGGACAAATTAACCGAGGCAAAGTTAATGAACTCTCAACTTAAACGAGAAGAGATTAGAAAGTTCTTAGACTATTACTCTGGTACATCAACAGATTCATACATTAAAAGGTATTTCTCTGGCGATGCTTTCTCCGAAATTCCACCATCGGTTACTAACTTTACTCGTAAGTTTATTAACAAAATTAGTAGAATATACACATTAGGTGCTATGAGGACAACGGGAAATGCTAGTGAATTATACAACTCCCTTATCCCAACAAAAGATGTACGGATGAAACATTCCGAAAGAATGACTCGACTCTTAGGCACTATTGCCAATAGAGTATTTTGGGACGGTGAAAGATTTGACTATCGTCCTATCTATTACTTTGAAACATATTTTGGGGATGACCCGTTTAAGCCCGAAGCAATTATCTATCCACTATTGAATAAAACTTCCGACCTATCTAACACAATGGGATTACAATGGGGGTATTGGGATGCTGAAAAATATGCTGTTCTTAATGAAGATGGAAAGATATTAGAAGAACAACCTAATCCATACGGCATTCTTCCGTTTGTTTTTACCCATAGAGAAGACCAAATTGATTCTTTCTTTGTTGAAGGGGCAAGCGATATTGTAAATTGTAACGAACAGGTCAATATCGGGCTTACCGAAATGAACCTTGGTATGAGATTTAATATGTTCGGACAACCTTGGGTTCGTGGATTGCGTGGCGACCAAAATATTCTTAGAACGGGGTCAAATGAGATTCTCGACATGGGAGATGAAGGAGAATACAATATCACCTCTCCGAATGGGAATGTAGAGGAAGCTATTAATAATATCAAGTTTCAAATAGAACTTGTTGCATCAAATAACCATCTATGGATTCAATGGGCTGAGTCTGGCGGTGAAGTGCCGAGTGGTATTTCGCTAATGATTAAAGACCTCGAAAGAAAAGAGGATTATTTTGATGACATTGCACTTTGGAGATTATATGAAAAAGATTTTTATAATGTTGAGAGAGTTATCGCTGGATATAACGGCATTAATTTACCAGAAGATTTCGGAATTGATTTTGAAGAAGTGGAGTATCCAACGACGGTACAAGACCTAATCTTAAAAGATGAATTTAGCCTTAATCATAATCTAACTACTCGTGCCAAAATCATGGTGAGAGATAATAAAGATTTAACCATAGAGCAAGCACAGGAAATTATAGATGCCAACAGACAAACAAACGAAAACGAATCGCAACAGTCAATTTTTGCTCAATTCCGTCAGGAAGCTGGATAAGATTAACGACATTGAGGTTGAACTCGATGGTAGCATTGAGGAAATACTCGATGACCCAATCGCTTGGGGGGAAAGACAAGTTGAGAAATTCGTTCTTCAATATCAAGATAGATATTTTGAAGCAAAGCAATTAGGAGAGGAGTTTTGGGATGGTATCAGAGATAAAAGTTAATTTCGATTTCGGCAAACTCGCTAATGATATGCCAAAAATAATTAATAAGCACTTACAAAGAGTATCTCGTAGTGCAGAAGAAGGCTCTAAGGCTAATATCGAATCTGGCGTATCGCCAAAGTTGGAAAAAAGTACAATAGCACGCAGAAAACGACGAGGAACTGGTGGCACAAAGCCATTATTTGAGACAGGAAGCTTACACAGGAGTATTAAAGGTACATCGGAAGGGTTGCAGATGTTTGAATATGGAAAATTCCACCACGAAGGTCATTCGAGAGGTCATTTCCCAGCTAGACCATTTATTGATGTATCAAAGAAAACTATTATGCCTGTATTCGATAAATTCAAAAAAGATATACGTGACTCACTACATCTTAAAACACCACTTGTATTAAAGACTTAATTTAGGTAGATTAATGGCAGACGAAAAGAGGTTAGATGACAAAGACAGAGGAATACTTTTATGGGTTACTCTCGGACTATCTTACGATGTGCGAATCTTCGCAGAACGACTTGGACAAGAAATTGACCGACTTATTAGAAGTGGAGTTAGCGAACAATCAGTTATTGGGGTTCTTAGTCAAGACCTTAATAGCAGGGGGAGAATCTTCGGTGAGTTCAGAAATTCAATCAAGCGAGGAGTTGTTGGCGGAATTAACCAAGCATTCCGCAGAGCTGGAGAAATGGGGCAAAAGCTAAGGTGGGTAGCCGTTTCGAGGAATATATGCCCCGATTGCGAAGAAAGAGCTGGACAAGTTGATACTTGGGAAGGTTGGGAGTCGAGAGGTATGCCAGCTTCGGGATGGAGTGTTTGTAAAGAGTATTGCTACTGTCAGTTGATTCCAGCCGATGTTGAAATTGATGATAATTTGAAAATATGAGAAAATTTAAAACAATTAGATGGATTTGTAACGAATGTGAATGGGATTGGGAAACCTTGACCGTTATCATAGAAGATGAACAAAATAGCGAAGAATGTCCCACTTGTGGTTCTTTTGATGTTCGTGAATCTGTCACCGCCCCTTCCGTGAAATTTAACGGAACGGGTTTTTACGAAACTGATTATAAATAGTTTTTTTGTTGTCGCTCACGAAGAGGACAACTAACTTGCTAACATAGGAGTTACTAATGAAAGTAGCACGAGTACCGATTCATTTCAATCGAGATGAATTTCTAACCCCCTTTGACACAATGTTTGATAAGATTGTGCAAAGTCAATTCCCGAACTTCCAAAAAGAATTTGGAATTTCATTCAAACATGGTTCTTTTCCGAAGGTAGATGTGGTGGATTATGACGAATGCGTTGTAATTGTTGCCGAATTGCCCTCAATGACGAAGGAACGTCTCAACATTGATGTAGAGGATGGCATATTGACTATTAGTGGTGACAAACACCAATTAGAGGACGATGATGCCCGTTACATTATGCGAGAACTCAAACATTCGTCCTTTAGGCGTTCATTTCAGTTAGGTGAGAACTTATCTAGTGATGTGAGTGCCAAATTTGAGGATGGTGTACTGAGAATCGAGATTCCGAAGAAGGAACAAGAGGAATCTACCAAGAAACGAATAGATATATTATAACCAATGCCAATATATGATAACTGTATTATTATACTATATAGTATCTATATATATACTTTAGTATATATAGTTCGTCATATTCAGACATGGTTTTGGCATAATTCGCAGTGTTTCTCGACGGTGGGGTATCGGAAAAAAGCCCTTACCCCACCCGATACACAGGTATAGGGGGGTCTTGGGGGGTATGCCTAAAAATCAGACATGGCTTTTTCCGCTTCACGCACCTCTTGTTGCCATTCTAAGCGTTGTATTTGAGTCTTTCTACCTTTTGGCATTAATTCGACTCCAACTCGCTTTGCCCTACGTCTCCATCTATCTGCTTCCCGTCTTACTTCGAGCTTTCGAGCCTTTTCTTTGACTTCAAAGAGTTCTGCCTTCTTTGTTTTGGGTTTCTTTTTTTCTGGCACAACAGGTCTTTCTGGGATAACGGTAAATTCTGCCTCTTCAATCTCTTCTTTCTCGTAGGGCTTGCTATCTCCTTGGTCGAGGAACTTTTCAAAAGGACTTTGATGGTTATTTACCTCAACTCTTTTTATAAGTTTACCCGAATGCTCAAGCACCAATCGTCCTGCTTGGACATTCCCACTTTCAGCCTCACGAATCATACTATTTAAGATTGATGGCAATTTAGCCCCAAAGGAAACCATATACTTCTGATAGAACACCTCAACAAACTCAGGGTCTCTCAACCATACGCTTACCGTATTCCTCGTTACACCTGATTCCTGTGCTACCTCTTCCATCTTGGCATTAGGGTGCATTGTCATATATTCAATAGCTCGAATCTTTGATGGTTTCCACTTAGCTGGTAATTTTACGCTCATATTTACTCCAATATCTTGAGTTATATCCAATTAAATTTCACTAATCTACCTAACGTGATAATCTGATAATCTCTCGTCTGAAATTATCATATTATCATCTTTGCGATATTAGGATGTAACCAATTTATATAATATAAATGACTTTTACATTATAATACAATAGACTTTAATCTCTCTTAAACATTTCGTGCCTAAATCCATATTAGGCACTACTACTACTATAACAAGACACAACTTTCTTTCAAATTATTTTTTTCTTCACCTCTTTCTAAGTCTTTCTATAACTTAATTTGCGAGGAGAGGTGGTACACCCACCCTGCCAAACCGTCATACGCCCCCCTGCCACTTTGTCATTGTGGATAACTTGTGGAAAACTATTGAGAGGTGAGGAGATGCACCAAAACCACTTTACCGCACCCTATTAAATAGGATTAAAAATAAATTTAAAAAGCTAT